CATGAGCCATGAGAGTACCGCGCCGAGTGCAGCTCCACCCGCAATTTTCACGAGGGAACCTTCCCACGTTTCGGCAAGCCATTTCTTGATCATTGTGTGTCCTCCATTCGGGCTATAAGCCGGTCGACTTTCTGGGCAAGGTCGGCGAGTGATTCTCCGCCGTTCCGGTAGCCTGGCTGTATTGGCATCGTGGCCTTTTTGATTTCGTCGCGTACCACGTTACGAATGAGCCACACTAGCCCGGTGCCCATGACGGCGAGGATTCCCAGCACTGTTGCCACGATTCCTACTGTGTCGCCGACGTCCACGCGTTTAGCCTTTGAGTTTGGCGCGGACTACTGCCCGTGCCCGGTCTGTTTGTGTGGCGGGTTTGACCGGTTTCGGTGCTGTTTTTTTCACCGGCTTTACTTCGGTTTCCGGTGCTGTGTCTACGTGTAGTTCCTGATCTATTTCAGACATTATTTGACCCTTCGGTTAGTTGTGGTGGTGCTATAAACTCGTCTAGGTCGGGGTCGTATGTGTAGTCTTTGCCTGCGTATTGACCCCTGAAACTGCCGCTGTACGACGTTTGCAACCATTCGCCTGCAATACCACTAGCCAAAATAAATGCTTGGCCGACAGCTTCTGATTGAGGAAAGTTACCACCGCCACAATTAGCATTGTCGACTACGATTACGTCGGCCACAATGTTATTTTTTATGTGTGCAAAATGTGCCATTTTTATACCTTAACCCTAACAATAATTATTCCAGAGCCACCCGCAGCGCCGTTAGACGATCCACCGCCACCACCGCCACCACCGCCAGTATTGGCAGTTCCCGCACTACCTGCCGCGTTAGCACCACCAGCACCACCGCCACCAGCGCCACCAGCACCGCCAGTACTCAAAGCGCCACCACCGCCGCCGCCACCGCGAGTAACTGATGTGCCCGTTAGTGTTGATGCGGTTCCAGCGCCACCGGCTGCGCCTACGCCATTTGTGGTTGTGTTGGAGCCTGCCACAGAAGCACCACCGCCACCACCACCAGCGTTCGCCTGACCGTTACCTCCAGCATTTCCTAAGTTTCCCGCAAATGCGGCGGCACCTCCAGATGCAGCATTTCCACCGCCACCTGATCCTCCAGTTCTAGGCGTAGCACCATAACTGCCACCACCACCGCCACCAATGAGACTTGGGACGACACTAACTATTGCGGACGGGGTTCCGTCTGTTCCGGCGTTGTTTGCATTTGTGCTGCCTGCTCCACCCGCACCAATAATTACACTTAAAGTACCAACGGGTAATAGCACATTGGTTGCAAAATAACCGCCTGCACCGCCACCGCCTGACGCAAAGTTATTGGCGCTATCTCCACGCCCACCACCAGCACCGCCACCTATTACAAGTAAGTCGGCTAGTCCAGTAGTCGTAATAGTAATAGTTCCCGTTGAAGTGTAGGTCTTGTATTTGTAGTCGATTCCTGCATCTGTGTACGTGCCGGTAGGAGTGTCGCTGAAGTTCGCACTACCGGCCCCGCTAAAAATTGTCCACGCTGTCCCGTCCCACACTTTGCCAATAGGGCCGGATGAATCGACCCACACCTGACCAACGCTCGGGGAGGTCGGGGCGGTGGCCGCGTATGTGGGTAGTTTGTCCTCGACCTGTTCCGCGAGAGACTCACCTAATGCCGGGTAATTGGCCACAAGGTCGGAGGATTCCGGGTACGGAATCCCATATATGGGGGTGCTACCTGCCATTTTTTTTCTCCTATGCCGCTAGCGAATTATTATTAAGTACTTGGAACCATTGCAAGTCTGCCGGTACGTCACCCCATATTAGCGCGGGATCGACCTCACCCCATGTAATTGTTTGAAATGAATAGCGCGGGTCGGAAAGTGACAAAGTCAAAATGTGTTCGCCGGGTATATAAACTTCACCCCAACCTTCGACTAGACCTAGATAGTTAGCCACGGGTGCCGGTTGGGGTAGTTTGGATAGTGACACGGCCATACCTGACACGAGGCTAAGCACGAGATCGCGGGTGGTTTCGTCAAGGTTATGCACCAATATAGAAATGGCGCCAAGACTCCATAAGGGGTTTGCTTGGGCGGTAATAATGTTTCCTGCTCGGTCGATAATGTCAGCCGAGTATCGAAGCTCGGTGTTTAGCCTGTATTCGCGTAGGTCGTAGGCGGCGATACTTGCGGAGTCCGTTTGTGTGGTTTCGTGTGTTTCGTTGTACCCCGAAACGGTTACGGAGTTAATAATGCTTTGGCGGGTGCGTGACCATGTTGGGGTAAAAATGACGGTTTCGGGCGGTATAATTGTGGGCGGTAGGATTATGCCGAATTGATCCCATTGGAGCGTTTGTACTGCCCATGTGCCGAGAGTGCCCGCCCATGTGCCATTAAACGAGGTTATACCGCGTTCCCCATAAGACTCAAATACGATATTTCCGGAAGGGTTATCGAAATAGGTTGCCCCGGCCCATTCCGCTATTTGGCTAAGGTAAGTGAGCGCGTTAGTGGGTTGAATGTCTGACCCGGTGACTTGATGTAGTTGAACGTCGGGGTCGGCCCCATTAAGGAACGGTATCCCCACGGTAATTAACACGTCTTCGACCCGTTGGCGCACCGATTCATGCGGCCACCCGGTTGCTCCTACTTCGACGAAACCCACTCGGGATAGTTCACCTATGCCGGTAATGGTAGAGACTGCCACCGGTGGTTCGCTTGATAAATGAGTTATCGTGACGTCCGAAACGCGACCCGTGAACCGGTCGAACCCGTACGCTTGTATTCGTAAAACGTCCGATATTTCAGCATTAACCCCGACCGGGCCTCTAATAATTATTTGAGCGTTAGACGGTTGAGGGCTCGACGTAATGTCAGACCTACCATGCTGTATTTGCACTTGGTACTCGATGTTTTCAAGGTCAAGGCTTACCCCGTTTAAAAGTATGTCGCTTATCACGATAAAACCGCCGGGATCGGGGCACCGTTACGGGCATCGGACTGTCTAATAATGTTTCCGATAGCGAGGGCGACTTGCTGCTGTGTGACTACCGCTTCTCGTGCTTCGGCTTTGGCTATGGCACTAGCGCGGGCCGCTGACCCGGCCGCTTCCACGTTCGCTATCGCTTCGGCGATGTCTTTGGCGAGTTGGGACTTGAACGCTGACCCTACCGGCTTAGCCATGCGCTTACCCAGTTTCGTGAGCCGGGCACCTTCTTTGGCTAGTTGTGTGGCTAGCCCGTCAATAGCAGCCGCGCCCGACTCAATACCGGCGGACACGAACTCGGGTACAAGACCCATAGCAAGACCTTTAGTGGTTTCCTGCACGGTCATCCACTTGTCATTAAGCGTGGTCACTAGCCCGTCGTCGATCATTTGTTGTGCCAGTGCCGCGCCCGTAACAGGCCCTAGGGATGCTATTTGGTCAATAAGTGATTGGTCTGCGCCTTGCGCCTTGATCGCGTTAAGGACTTGCCCAAAATAGTTAGCCTGATCAATTTGTTTGTTGAATCCTTCCAGGAGGCTGACGCCCGTGGCTTCGCCGGCTTCATCGAATTGGCCCTCGAACGCTGCCGCAAGGTCAAGGCCGGCGGTCAATTTGTCTTGCATGGATCCCAGAATGCCTAGGTTCTCGTTGAGTTTCTCCATGCGCGTATTAAGTTTGTCCGCCGTGGTCGAATATGAGTCGGCTACTTTCGCGTTAAGGTCGATTAGTTTTTGTTGTTTCTTGCTGACTTCTTCAACCGTCGTGCCGTAGTTGCGTGTCGCCGTTGTCAGTGTTGTTGTCTCGGTAGTTGTTGTAGTTATTACTCCCGGGGCGTGACCTAAAATCTTGGTTAGTCGTGCTATGTAATCCGCTTGTTTTAACGCTGCTATGCCTGAATCATAAGCCGAATCCGCAAGGCTATTTGTGACTACGGCCATGTCTACTAGTGGGCCTACGGCGTAGGCTGCCGCGTTTCCTAGGCTTTCCATGGCGGGTGACGCCCGGTAAGCCGAGTCGGTGGTGTTGCCCATGACCATGTCGAGGGCGTCGAATACGCCGGCTAGTGGGTTGAGCGTGTTAGTGAGGAACCCGTACGCGTCGCCGAGTAGTCCGGTCTGAGTTGTAAGCGTGTCCTCAAGGTCTGAGAGGAACATGAATCCGTCGTAGAGTTTCGCGACTAGTGCTACGAGATCCGCGACGGCTTCGCCTGCGTCCTCGAGTGCTGGTTCAAGTTTTTCCATGGATTTAACTAGGTCGCCAGTACCCTCGGTAGCCTCTTTAACACCTGTTAGGAGGCCTTTCCCGAATGCTTCGGCGAGGTTATCCGTGCCCGTTTTCAATACTCTGATACGGCCTTCGAGAGTGTCGGCACTGGCTGCCGCTTGACCGGCGAACGTGTCCGAAAGCACCCGCGTGATTTCGTCCATGTCCCCGGTGCGGATTGTGGCCGCGTCGATACCCGCTCCGAGTCGTGATAGTCCAGCGATGTTGCCCTCGTACGCTTTACCTAGCGCGTCGGTTACGGCTTCGAGGCTTTTGCCTGATCCTGTCGAAACGTCCAAAGATAGTGAGAGGGCATCTTGTGCTTTTTCCGTGTCACCGAGTGCACGCACGAGACGGTCATACGCGGGCCGTAGTTCGGTGTCGGCCACGCCTAGGGAACGCTCAAGCTGGTAAATATAAGCTTCGACTTTTTTCGTGTCGTGCGCTAGACCGAGGTTCTCCATTGTGGTTGCGAGTTTGCGTACCGCGGCTTCATCGTCCATAGCGGCTTTAACACCATCGACGGCCATTTTCGTTGCAAGTGCGCCTAGTGCTAACCCGGCTCCAATCATGGCGGGGCCGAGCATGTTCTTTAACGAATTGCTAAACCCTTTGAGCCCGCCTTGCGCCTGCGCCATGCCGGTGTTGAACTTTTTCAGATCCGCCGCCAGGTATACGGTTAATGTTTTGCCGACTGCCATTACATCACCGGCCATTTGCGCACGAGACGGTCGACGGCTTGACCCCACTCTTCGAGTGCTGGTTTCTGATAGGTGCGGGCTTTCGCTATCCAGTTGGTTTGCTCGAACGGTGCGTATGACTGTCGAGCGTTGCCTGTGTCTGTCGGGTAGCGGAGCATATTTGAGGACGCACCACCGGACGTTACTTTCTTTTGTTTACCTATGGAGACTTTCGGGAGCCTGTCCAGACCGGAGCGAATGTCTGCGGCTAGGAGGTCGCCCCAGTCGCCACCGACTGA